AACAAAAAGTTTAATGGATATTAGAAAACTATCTGTCGGATCCGACTATAAGTCAGGCGCTATGCACTACATTGTGGAGCAAGATGTCCTTGGCGGGTCTCATAAAATCCATTTAATTCAACAAGATAAGTCTAGTGGAGACATAAAAATATGGGTAGAGAGCAATAATGAAGTGGTTCTTTGGAAGCAGTTCAATGCAAACATGCCTTTTTCTATAGAGTATAACATTAATTTTTAAGAGAGCCATGGCAGATAATTTTGATAATTGGGTAGAGGAACTAGAAGAAAAAGAAGTTTCTGAAACGTGTAGAATTGATGATCCCGATTGCGAAAACTGTGGTTCATGAAATCGCCTCACTCTTTTATTATAAAACCAGTAAAGGGGAGGAGATACGATAACATAAAAAAGATTGGCGATATAGACTTTATCACTAGCTCTTCCAAAGAAGATCACAAAGTATCTAACAGATTTGCTGAAGTTATAGAGGTTCCCATTGGATACAAGGGGGACATAAAGAAGGGAGACACACTTGTTGTTCATCATAATGTCTTTAAGTATTATAATGACATGAGAGGGCGTGAAAGAAGTAGTCATAACTTTTGGAAGGATGACATCTTCTTTGTTGATTTTAATCAGTTTTTTTTATATCACAATGGAGTCGATTGGAACACTACGGGTAAGTATTGTTTTATAAAACCCTCAGACACCAAAGATTACTACTTAAATAAGTTTACTGAAGAGGAGCCTCTTGTGGGTAAAATTAGATATATAACGAGTAAACTTTTAAGTCTAGGATTAAAAGAGGGAGATGAGATTGCATATACTCCAGATAGTGAGTATGAGTTCACTATAGAAGGTGAAAAGCTTTACAGAGTAAATAGTGAAAACATTTGTATATTGCTTTAATGGATATAAATCAAATTAAATTACAGATTATTGATGCCGGAGAAAAGGCTGTTCGTCAGTTGGTTAAGGTGGCTCAAGAAGATATTATTAAATACGACAAGGATGATGAGCTTGCTGCGGATAGATTAAAAAATGCCGCCGCAACAAAGAAGCTTGCAATATTTGATGCTTTTGAAATACTCTCACGTATAGACGCAGAGAGGCAAGCGTTAAATGCACCTGTCGAAAAAACAAAATCTAAAGGAGGGTTTGCAGAGCAACGAGCAAAATAAAATATATACTATAGCATATGATGTTATACCAAAGAGTGTTTTGTCTACAAAGAACAAAGCTAAATCTTGGAAGTATGGCTATGATGAAAAGTATGATTTAGTTATCATATCTAAAGATGGAACACTAGGAGAAATATACAATATTAATGGTCTGTACATTGGGTTACCTCTTCAGCCTAAAAAAGTATATACTAGAAGTAAAAAAATAGAAGACCAGTATTGGGAGCCCTTTCACTATCCCAAAGAGCTTTCTAAAATAAAATCAATATTTTCTTGGAATGACATGCCCGCATCGTTTAAAGATAGGTGGGTGGACTCCATTGAGGCTGAGTTTGACCATAGAGAGGATGGTTTTTGGTTTATGAATAATGGTGTTCCAACATATATGACTGGCTCTCATTATATGTATTTACAATGGACAAAGATTGATGTAGGCTTGCCAGACTTTCGAGAGGCTAATAGAATATTTTTTATATTCTGGGAAGCGTGTAAGGCTGATGTTCGTTCTTTTGGTATGTGTTATCTAAAGATAAGACGATCTGGTTTTTCTTTTATGGGTTCATCAGAGACTGTAAACATAGCTACCGTAGCGAAAGATGCTAGAGTTGGAATGCTTTCTAAAACGGGTGGTGATGCGAAAAAAATGTTTACCGATAAGGTTGTTCCTATAAATAGCAACTTACCTTTCTTCTTTCGTCCTATTATGGATGGAATGGACAAGCCTAAAACAGAGCTTGCGTATAGAGTTCCCGCATCTAAGATTACAAAGAAGAATATGACCACTACCGAATCTGATGATGTAGAAGGATTAGATACCACAATAGACTGGAGAAACACCTCAGACAATAGCTATGATGGAGAAAAGTTACAACTCTTAATTCATGACGAATCAGGTAAGTGGATGCGACCTGATAATATTTTAAATAACTGGCGAGTAACTAAGACTTGTTTAAGGCTAGGATCTAAAATTATCGGTAAGTGTATGATGGGTTCAACATCTAATGCTTTAGATAAAGGTGGTGATAACTTTAAAAAACTATACTACGACTCTGATTTAAGCAAAAGAAACCCTAATGGTCAAACAAAAAGTGGTTTATACTCTTTGTTTATTCCTATGGAGTGGAACTTTGAAGGATATATTGATAGATATGGAATGCCCGTTTTGACTAAGCCTACCAAACCCATCAAAGGAATAGATGGAGGTATTATATCTATGGGAGCTATTGACTATTGGGAAAACGAGGTTCAATCATTAAAGTCTGATGCAGATGCTTTAAATGAATTTTATAGGCAGTTTCCTAGGACAGAATCTCATGCGTTTCGTGATGAGAGTAAAGCGTCAATATTTAATCTTACTAAGATATATCAACAGATAGACTATAATGATAGCTTAATTACTGAACACTTTGTTACTCGCGGATCTTTTCATTGGAAAAATGGAGAGAAAGACTCTGAGGTGGTATGGTCTCCAGATAAGAATGGAAGGTTTAAAGTTTCTTGGTTGCCCCCTCGACATCTTCAAAACAAGATAAGAAAGGTTAATGGAAAGTTTTTACCAGGGAATGAACATATAGGTTCTTTTGGTTGCGACTCATATGATATATCTGGTGTTGTTGGTGGAGGAGGGTCTAATGGAGCTCTTCACGGAATGACTAAGTTTAATATGGATGATGCACCTAGTAATGAGTTTTTCTTAGAGTATGTTGCTAGACCTCAAACGGCAGAGATATTCTTTGAGGAGGTTCTAATGGCTTGTGTCTTTTATGGGATGCCTGTGCTTGCCGAGAACAATAAGCCTAGACTCTTGTATCATTTTAAAAACAGAGGGTATAGGGGCTTTAGTTTAAACAGACCCGATAAGCATTATAATAAACTCTCTAAGACAGAAAAAGAACTAGGTGGTATACCTAATAGCTCTGAGGATGTAAAGCAGTCTCACGCCTCTGCAGTAGAGTCTTATATAGAGAAGTACGTTGGTGTAGATATGGAGGGAACATATAGAGAAAGTGGTGACATGGGATCTATGCCTTTTGTTCGCACTTTAGAAGACTGGGCAAGATTTGATATTAACAATAGAACGAAATTTGATGCCACTATAAGCTCTGGTTTAGCTTGTATGGCTAATCAAAAACACATGTATCTACCTGAGCAAAAGCAATCAAAAATAAGCGTTAACTTTGCTAGATATAATAACCGTGGCTCGTTCAGCGAACTATTACAGTAAATGAAAGAGGTAAGTATTGACATTTCACCTTCAGGTTTCCCAAGTCAGTTTGTTTCTGATGCGGAGAAAGCTACTCAAGAATTTGGACTTAAAATAGGTCAATCCATTCAGTATGAGTGGTTTAAAAGAGACAGTGGGTCTTGTAGATACTACGGTCAATGGCGTGATTTTAATCGTTTAAGACTCTACGCGAGAGGCGAGCAATCCGTTGCAAAATACAAAAATGAGCTATCTGTTGATGGAGATTTAAGCTATTTAAACTTAGACTGGACACCGGTTCCTATACTTCCCAAGTTTGTAGATATTGTCGTAAACGGAATGCAAGGTCGTCAGTTTGAAGTAAAGGCGTATGCTCAAGATGCAATGTCTGCTGGCAAAAGAAACGCATATCAAGACATGATTGAGGGCGATATGGTGGCAAAAGAGCCTTTAACTAAAATGGCTGAAGCTTTTGGTATTGATCCGTTCCAAATGGATCCATCTCAATTACCAAACGATGATCAAGAGCTAGCTCTTTACATGCAGTTAAATTACAAGCCGTCTATAGAGATTGCGGAAGAAGAGGCAATTAACACGTTGCTAGAAGAAAATCATTACTCTGATATTCGCAAGAGGGTAGACTACGACTTGACAACAATAGGTATCGGAATCACCAAGCAAGAGTTTTTGCCAGGCGATGGAGTTAAAGTAAGCTATGTTGATCCCGCTAATGTGGTTTATAGTTATACTGAAGATCCTGAATTTAAAGATTGTTTTTATTGGGGTGAAATTAAAACTTTACCAATTACTGAACTTATTAAAATTGACCCTAGTCTTACTAACGAAGATTTAGAAACAATATCAAAATATAGTCAGAGTTGGTATGATTACTTTAATGTAGCAGAGCAATATCAAAATGACATTTTTAGCAGAGATTCTGCTACCCTTATGTATTTCAATTATAAGACTACAAATAAGTTTGTATATAAAAAGAAAGACATAGACAACGGAAATTCAAGAGTAATAGAAAAGGATGACACCTTTAACCCTCCCGAAGAGATGATGGAAGAGGGAAACTTTACTAAGGTGGAAAAGACCATTGATGTTTGGTATGAAGGTGTCATGGTTATGGGAACCAACATTATGCTTAAGTGGCAAATGATGGAGAACATGGTTCGACCTAAGTCGGCTTCTCAGTATGCAATGCCAAACTATGTGGCTAGCGCTCCTAGAATGTATAAAGGTAATATAGAGTCTTTGGTTAGAAGAATGATTCCTTTTGCAGACCTAATCCAGGTTACTCACTTAAAGATGCAACAAGTAATTTCTAGGATAGTGCCCGATGGTGTCTTTATTGATGCAGATGGTCTTAATGAGGTAGACTTAGGGACAGGCGCTGCCTACAATCCTGAAGATGCACTTCGGTTATACTTTCAAACCGGTAGTGTTGTAGGTCGTAGCTATACACAAGATGGTGAGTTTAATAATGCTAGAGTTCCTATTCAACAATTAACATCTAACTCTGGTCAGTCTAAAATGTCTGCTTTGATTGGAAACTACAATCATTATATGGATATGATTAGATCTGTTACAGGCTTAAATGAAGTTAGAGATGGGTCAACACCAGATCCCAACGCTCTTGTGGGTGTTCAAAAGCTAGCTGCTTTAAATTCAAACACAGCTACTAGGCACATATTAGAAGGGAGCTTGTATATAACTAGGACTTTAGCAGAGGCTTTATCTTGCAGAATTGCAGACATTATGCAATACGCTGATTTTAAAGAAGAGTTTGCTATGCAAATAGGCAAGTACAATGTTCGTCTTTTAGAAGAAATAAAAGACTTATATATATATGACTTTGGTGTGTTTATTGAAATGTCTCCAGATGAAGAAGAAAAAGCTCAATTAGAAGCTAATATACAAATGGCTTTATCTAGAGATGCTATTGGTTTAGAGGATGCTATTGATATTAGAGAAATCAAAAACATTAAGTTAGCTAATCAATTGCTTAAAGTAAAAAGAAAGCAACACAAGAAAGAAGAGCAACAATCTGAAATGATGAAGCAACAATCTCAAGCTAAGATAAACGCTCAATCTCAACAGATGGCTGCACAGATGGCTATGCAGAAAATACAAGCCGAAACTCAAGGTAAAATGCAAATCAAACAAGCAGAAGTTGCCTTTGAGATAGAGAAGCTAAAGAGTGAGGCAATGCTTAAAAAAGAATTAATGTCTACTGAGTTTGAGTATCAAATGCAAATTAAAGGAGTTCAAGAGGCGGCTATTGATAGTAGGGAAAAAAACAGAGAAGAAGCTAAAGCTAAAAGAATATCTCAAGCCAACACAGAACAATCTAAACTTATTGAGCAAAGAAAAAACAATTTACCTCCAGTGAGTTTTGAGTCTAATGAAGACTCTTTAGATGGCTTTGATCTAGCGGAGTTTAACCCTAGATAAACAATATTTTTTTTATCATAACTTTGTATCAATTAAATTAAATCCATGGAAATAAAAGTAAGAGAAGTCGGTGAGGCTCAAACAAAGTCTGTTCAAGAAGTTGAAAACGAATTGTTAGCCAAACACGAAGAGGAAATTTCTCAAGGAGAAACGACCTCAGAAAAGAATACAGAAGAAGCAACCATAAAGGAAGCTCCAGAGGAAACACCAAAGGAGGCTCCGGTTGTAGAAGCTGAAAAAGAGAGTTCCTCACTTAAAGAGGAAGACGTTCTTTCATATATTAAAAACCGCTATGATAAGCAGATTGACTCTGTAGATCAATTGTTTTCTGAAAGAGAGCAAGCTGAAGATTTACCAGAAGATGTGTCGGCTTATTTAAAGTATAAAAAAGAAACAGGTCGAGGCATTAATGACTTCATGAAACTAAATGAAGACTTTGATGACCTAGACGACAATACTCTCTTAGCGAGATATTATGCCAACAAAGAAGATGGACTTGACAGTGATGACATCTCTTTTATGATTGAAGAAGAGTTCGGTTATGATAAAGAGATTGATGAAGAGTCAGACATTAGGCGTAAGAAGGTAGCTAAGAAAAAAGAACTTGCTAAAGCAAAGAACTTTTTTGAGGATCAAAAAGAGAAGTATAAAGCCCCTCTTGAGTCAAGCCCGGGTGCAGCTTCTACAAAAGACCAAGAAGAAATCAATGCTTACAAGGAATATCAAGCGAAGGTTTTAAGTGCCCAAGAGGATGAACTTAAAAAGTACGAATGGTTTCAAAAGAAGACTGACGAATACTTCAATAACGAATTTAAAGGTTTTGAATTCAAGGTTAATGATAGGGATATAGTCTACTCTCCGGCTGAAGCTGCGGAAATCAAAAAGACTCAATCTGATCTTAACAACTTTATTTCAAAGTACGTTAATAAGGATGGTGTTATTGATGACGCCAAAGGATACCATAAAGCCCTAGCAATGGCGATGAACCCAGAACGCGCAGCTAAGTTCTTTTATGAACAAGGCATGGCGGACGCTGTAGACAATGTAGCTAGAAAGTCTAAGAACATTAACATGGACATTAGGCAAGCGCCACAGACTCTTAGTAAAGGCGGGTTCAACGTGAAGTCCGTAAGCAGTGACTCTGGTCGTGGCTTGAGGATCCGTTCAAATAAAAATAAATGATTAAAAATAAATTATTATGGCTGTAGATGCAGTTCCCGGGTTTGACTTACAACCCAGTGCCGAGCGCGTAGCGCTTGCCACAAATTATATTACTAACTTCAATTTCTTGAATCAGTATCTTCCTGATACTTATGAAAAGGAATTTGAGAGATACGGTAACCGTACCGTAGCTTCTTTCTTGAGAATGGTTGGCGCTGAAATGCCTTCTAACTCTGACCTTATCAAATGGGCTGAGCAAGGAAGACTTCACACTAAGTATGTTGATGTTACGCCAAAATCGGGCTTAACTAATGCAGACACTGCAACATTTGATGTTAACGATACGCTTAATCCAAACACTGGAGGTATCGCTATCAGAGTTGGGCAGACTGTTATGTTTTCCGCTAATGCTCTTTCAACAACTAATAAGGCTATTGTAACCGCAGTAGACTATGCCGCTAAGGAATTCACTGTTGCTTTCTATGAAGCAAACGGTATGACTGCAGCTACAACTGACAAGTTCACTATCTTTATCTATGGTTCTGAATTTAAGAAAGGAACAAATGGAATGACTGAGTCTTTAGAGGCTGACGATTCAATTTTTGAGAACTCTCCTATCATTATCAAAGACAAGTATGCTGTTTCTGGTTCTGACATGGCTCAGATTGGATGGGTAGAGGTAACTACTGAGAATGGTGCTTCTGGATACCTATGGTACATGAAATCAGAGCACGAGACTCGTCTACGTTTTGAGGATTACCTAGAGACTGCTATGGTTGAGGCTGTTCCTGCTGTTGCTGGATCAGGAGCAATCGCTGCTGGAGGTGATGTTGGAAACAAAGGATCTGAAGGTATCTTCCACGTTGTGGGAGCTAGAGGTAATGTTTGGTCTGGAGGAAATCCAACTACATTGGCTGACTTTGATGCTATGATCGAAAGATTAGACAAGCAAGGAGCTATCCAAGAGAATGTTATTTTCTTAAACCGTCAGTTCGGTTTTGACGTTGACGATATGTTGGCTGCACAAAACGCTTATGGAGCAGGTGGTACTTCTTACGGATTGTTTGATAATGACGAAGAGATGGCTTTAAACTTAGGTTTCAAAGGATTTTCTCGTGGTTATGACTTCTATAAGACTGACTGGAAATACTTGAACGACCCAACTATGCGTGGTGGTTTAAATGCTGGTAAGATTTCAGGGCTTTTAGTTCCTGCTGGATCTACTACTGTTTATGACCAAATCCTTGGTAAGAACGCTAAGCGTCCTTTCCTTCACGTTAGATATCGTGCTTCAGAGACTGAAGATCGTCGATATAAGACTTGGATCACAGGTTCTGCAGGAGGCGCTGCTACAAGTAGCCTTGACGCAATGGAGGTTAACTACCTTTCTGAGCGTGCTGTTTGTACTTTAGGTGCTAACAACTTCTTCTTGTTTGAAGGATAAATAAACTCAACGGGGGAGGGTTA